GTTTACGATTGTTATCAAAAGATATAAATAATTTTAATGTTATTGTTGGTGATGTAAATACTAAGAATAAGTTATTGAAAGTTATTAAAGAGTCAGTGTAACAACGGGCGATATTTCTACCGCCCGTTAATCCACCTTTATTTGTTAAGTAATCCAAGTATCACGATAAGTGATATAAATCCAGCAAATCCATTTTCTGCAAATACATTTACTAAACCAATTAAATTACTAACAACATCTATTCCTAAGAATCCACCTACAAATACTAATTGCACGAGAACCCCTAAGCCAACTATGTGAAGTAGTAAGTCTTTAATTCCACTTACACCTTCCATAATCATTTTGATTGTGTCTTTCATTTTAGTTTCCCCCTTTAAATGAACAAAAATCGGTGTTAAAACCGACTTCGTATAATAACTATATAGTAAAATCAAAAAAATTAACCAATATATAAATATATATACCCCTTTTTTTCATAGTCTTATATTTATTGGTAGGAAAAAACTATGAAAAACGATTACGAAATATTCGAAGGAAAAACCTTATCTGATGTATTCAAAGACATCTACGATAATTCCAAAACCAATAAACAACAATTAGAAGTATTGATGAAAGAGGTTGTGGGATTTATCAAAGACGGAGATACAGCAGTTCAGATAATTCCTATGTTGAAAGAGTATTTAGAAATCAATGTCAAGAACGACGAACAATTAGTTAAGTTGGCAACCGTTGTTCAAAGAATTATGGCAGCAGAAAAAAGAACGACAGATAGTGGAGATGAGTTTGGTTTAACTGAAAATGAAAAACAACAACTTATGGATGCAATAGAATCTGATGTTCAAGAGTTACAAATCAAAAAAGACGAAATAGACAATTCTATTAGTAAGGAAAACTAATGTTAAAATTTGAACCGGTTGCGGTATTAGATGTAATAACCGACAACGATAGCACAAATCTTGCTACGATAGTTGGTCAGTTTACCGTATCAGACCAAGATGAAATTAATGTTCATAAATTCTATCCATTAGATAGTGGGATATTGAAAGTTCCAGTTGTAGGTGAAGTAGTATTGGGAACAGAATTTTTAGGTAGATATTATTATATGTCAAAACTAAACTTTAGAAATATCTCACCGATAGCAGATACTATGAAAAATATTGCTACACTTTCAAAACTACCAAGTGCATTAGGATTGGGTAAATACTTTTCACCAAACAAAAGAGGTAGAAAAAGATTAATATTTCGTGAGGGTGATACGGTAATTCAAGGTAGGTTTGGAAACTCTATTCGTTTAGGTAGCAACCAAGTAGAAGACTTTTTAGAACAAAAAGAAAAAAAAGATTATGAATTTATTAATTCACCTAATATAAAACTTGTATCTGGTATTAGACAATATCCAAACAACTTAGAAGGATATTCAGAACAATTAGATTACGAACAAAGTTCTATTTATTTAACAACAAAAGAAAGTGTAAAATTTACTTTTGATAAAGATGAAGAAGTTGAAAATATTGGTGAATCACCACAAATAACAATTCAATCAGATAGTATTGTTTTTCACGGAAAAGAAGATATAACAAGTTATACAAAAAATTTTAATATTAGAACTGCTGATGAAGGTAAGATTAGGTTAGGTTCTCTTGATGAGAATGAATTGGAGTTTGCAGTATTGGCAAAATCATTGGAAAATATATTAGTTAATGTTTTTAAAGAAATAGAAGATACCGATATCGGGCCTGGTAATTCAACTAAACCACTTCCTTTTGCAGGAAAGTTAAGTAGTAAACTTAAAAATGAATTTAGTAAAGCAGTAAGTAAAACAGTAATGATAAAAAAGTAGGAGTGCATTAATAATGGATAAAAATAAATTAAAAAATATTATTGAATTAGTTGTCCGTAAAGAAGTCAAAAAACAACTAAGTGAGATATTTATTAATGAAGAAAAAGAAATCAAATTAGCCGAAACGATTTCTAAACCTAAACCTAAAAAGGTTATCAATAAACCAAAAAAACAATACACAAAAAACAAAGTGTTAAATGAAGTATTGAACCAAACCAAACCATTAGGAGCATCATCAGAATTTGATGAGTATCCAACATTGGGTGGTGGAGTATTAGGTAGTGATAATATGGCCGAAGTCTTAGGATACGGAGATTTAGGTAGAGGACAGAATAAAGAAAAGGCACGAGAAGTTGGAGCAGTTCAAACAATCAAAAAGGCAGGTGTCAATGTAGACTCAGTTCCAGAAGATGTAGTGAATGCATTAACTCGTGATTATTCCGGTTTAATGAAAGCAATAAATAAAAAGAAAAAAGGTGAACCAGGATTTAGACCATAATGTCAAACGTTAGAGAAATAGATAGAAACGATGATATTTTTGTAGGTATTGAATTTCCACTTGACCATAGTGTTCAGGGATTTTTTAGAAAAACAAAAACTATCAGACAACAAGTAAAGTCTAATATAAGAAATTTACTATTGACAGAAAAAGGTGAAAGATTGTTTCAACCAAACTTTGGTTCTAATTTGAAAAGTTTACTATTTGAACAAATAACATCAGAATCTTTACTGAATGTTGAAAATAGTATTAGAGAAGCAATAACAACTTGGTTACCTTATGTTATTTTAAATAATGTGTTAGTAATTCAAGATGATAGAAATCCTAACTTAGTATTGACATCAGTAGAATATTCAACAAAACTTGAACCAAATGCATTAGACACAATAACATTTCAATTTGAAGTAGGAGAATAAAATGGCGGTTGATTACAACACAAATAAAAAAGTAGTTAAAAAAGAAGTAAGTTATCTCGGTAGAGATTTCTCATCAGTTAGACAAAATCTAATTGAGTTTGCTAAAACTTATTTTCCTTCACAATATAATGACTTCAATGAATCATCACCAGGTATGATGTTTGTTGAAATGGCATCTTATGTAGGTGATGTATTGAATTATTATGTTGATAATCAATTTAGAGAAACTCTACTAAACTATGCAGAAGAAAAGAAAAATGTTTACAACATAGCACAATCTTATGGATACAAACCAAAAACAGCAGTTCCTGCAGTTGTTGATATTGAAGTATCTCAACTTGTTCCGGCAGCAGGTGATGGTAGTCCAGATGAAAGTTATGCTGGTGTGGTGTCAAGTAATGCTATTGTATCATCAGATACTGGAATTGATTTTACATTATTAGACGAAGTTGATTTTAGAGTATCGAGTTCATTAGACGAAAGAGTAGATACAATTGATTCAACTGACGCAGGAAATCCTTCTTACTGGAAACTTACAAAAAAAGTAAAAGCAAAATCCGGAACAACTACTGATGAAACTTTTACATTTACAGGAGCTAAAAAATTTGATATCGTTAAATTAAAAAATCCAAAAGTTACAGAAGTTGTATCAATAACTGATGATGACGGAAACACTTGGTATGAAGTTCCTTTCTTGGCACAAGATACGGTATTTGAATCAATTGAAACTTCTGAATTAGAAGACCCAACATATTCTCAGTATCAAAACGATACACCTTATATGATGAGATTAATCAAAACATCAAGAAGATTTGTTACAAGAGTAACTGATGACGGAAAAACAGAATTAAGATTTGGAGCAGGTGTTAGTGATAATGCAGATGAAGAAATTGTTCCTAATCCAGATAATGTTGGTTCAGCATTAGGATTTGGTGTTTCTAAATTAGATGAGTCTTTTGACCCAAGTAATTTTATGAAAACAAAAACTTATGGATTGGCACCAACCAACACAACACTTAATGTAAAATATAGATATGGTGGTTCCATTGAAGATAATGTTAGGTCTAATTCAATCACACAAGGAAAGAGTGTGGTGTTTACAATTCAATCAGCCGGATTAGATACTACTAAACTTAATACATCAAAAAATAGTTTAACATTTACAAATCCAGCACCAGCAACTGGTGGAGCGTCAGAAGAAACTCTTACTGAAATAAAACAGAACGCATTAGCATATTTTAATGCACAAAATCGTGCAGTAACCAGACAAGATTATTTAACAAGAATATATTCATTACCACAAAAGTTTGGTAATTTAGCAAAAGCATATATTGTTCAAGATGAACAGATTAATCTTGCAGAAGACGGAACTTTAACAACAATTCCAAATCCATTTGCTATGAATATGTATATGTTGGCATACGATAGTAATAAAAAACTTACAGCAGTAAATGACGCATTAAAACAAAATATAAAAATGTATTTATCTCAATATCGTATGTTGACCGACGCTATTAATTTAAAATCAGCATACATTATAAACATTGGAGTTAAGTTTGCAATCATAACTCAACGAGGATACAATAAAAATGAAGTGTTGTTTAATTGTGTTCAAGCAGTTAAAAATCATCTTGATATAACGAGGTGGCAAATTAATCAACCAATCGTATTGAGTGATATCGCATACAAAATATCTTTAGTGGACGGAGTAGCAAGTGTTGTTCCACCAACTGATAATAATCCTAATACAGAATTAATTTTAATAGATAACAAAACATCAGTTTCATCAGGGTATAGTGGAAATGTTTATGATATAGCATCAGCAACTAAAAAGGGAGTTTTATATCCATCATTAGACCCAAGTATTTTTGAAGTTAAATATCCTAATCAAGATATATTAGGTAAAGTAGTAGGAGACATTTAATGCATTATTTTATATTCGGAGATAAAGACGCAACAATTTATTCAGGTGGAACTACATCATCTATCAATACAGGTGCAGATGAAATACTTGAAATTAATAAAACCGTAGGACAAAACGGAGATGTTCAAAATGTTTCCAGAGTATTAATACAATTTGATTACACAGATATTTCATCATCGGTTCAACAAGGAACAATTCCTTCAACTGCAAAATATTATTTAAACTTATATGATGCTTCATCTGAAGAAGTATTACAAACACAAAATCTATTCGCATATATGGTGAGTGGTAGTGATTGGACTGAAGGAACGGGTAAACTTGATGATGTTCCAACAACAACAGACGGAGTAAGTTATCAATATAGAAATCAAGATTCTAAAACACCTTGGGTAACAGGTTCAGTATTGACTGACGGAGGTGCTTGGTGGACTGGTAGTTCAGGTCAGTATGAAGTTAGTTCATCATTTAGTATGACCAAAGCAACAAAAGATGTCAGAATAGATGTTACTGACTTAGTCAAGAACCATATTTATTCTTCATCACTTTATCCTAATAGAGGATTTATTGTAAAAAGAGAATCTATTATTCCAACCACACAAACTTTTTCATATAACTCAGGGAGTGATTCAACGAAAGATGAGGCAAGTTCTACAAGACTTGGAAACTTAAAATTCTTTTCAACCGAAACCCATACAATCTATCCACCGAAGTTAGAAGTAATGTGGGACGATAGTTCTTGGTCAACAGGAAGTTTATCAGCATTGAGTGGAACCGATTTAAGTAGACTGAAAGTTTATTTTAAAAACTTAAGAACAGAATATAAAGAAAACTCAAAAGTAAAGTTTGATGTTGTGGGTAGAGAGTTATATCCTACAACAGGATTTTCATCATCAGTAGCAGAACTAAATGTAAAGTATTTACCAAGTGCATCTGCATACTATCAAGTAAAGGATGCTGAAACAGAAGAAATTATAATTCCATTTGGAACAGGTTCAAAAATTAGTTGTGATTCAAATGGAAACTTTTTCAGATTATGGATGAATGGACTACAAGCAGAAAGAAACTATCGTTTTAGCATTAAAGTAGTTAGTGGTAGTGGTAGTGATGAAGAAATTAATTACTATGATGATGATTATGAATTTAGAGTAGTGAGGTAAAAAGATGCCATACAAATCAACAGACGCAGCAATAGAAAGTTCTCAATATTATAGTAGTTATACTGCGGAACAACTTGAAGCAAAACGAAAAAAGATTTTAGAACAACGAACTAATTTTCAATCCAATCCAAACTTTTCTACATCAGTTACGAGAGACCGAAGAGGATTTTACTTATCATTTGAAGACCCAACTGCATTCGGAAAAGATGATGCGACTATTTATGAATTAGTAACGATTCCAGTCACTCAAAGAATTTTTAAACCAAAATATATAAAAAAACTAAACACTGAATTTACATTCTTCGATTAATATGCCTAAATACGGATTAACAGAAAGACAAAGAAAAAACTACTATTCCACAGAAAGTAGAAAGAAACCCAGAAAAAGAATTGACTTTGTAAAGGTTTGTATATATTCATTAACAGGACAACTTTTAAAACAACAAGATTATCCTATTTCTGAATTTGTTAACAATGACCAATATGTAGAGTTTTCTGGACAACTAAATCTTAACTTGGGTAAGCATGTTAGAGAGTTAGGTTATAGAAGTGGTGATTATAGAATTGAATATAAGTTTTTAAAAAGATTAGTAGGACACCCAGAAGAAACTCAAGTATATGGACTTGACTATTCAATTCCGGATAATCAAGGTGGTATAATGAGAGAATATTATCTTGATAGAGGAGAAGTTGAAACAAGAATTATATTTCCTGATACACCACAAGAAGAAATAAAATACTATTTAGTTGAGTATGAAGGTGTTGACTTATCAAATGAACCAGTAGAATTAATATTGGCAAAAAAAACTATTCAAATTGATTCCATTAGTCCAGATAGAACAGAACTTATCATAGAACCAAATAGTTCATTATATGAGTTTGCTGGAAACTCTGATGTGTTTCAATCCTTGAATAGTGTAGCACATCAATTAAGACAAATAGATAAAGGAACTTTTTTTATTCCGTTAAAAGGTGTTGAATCAAAAGAAGACGATAGAATAGTATTTGTAACGCAACAAGGTAAAGAAACCGATGAAGATTATATTTTACAAATTCCCGAATATTCTACTTTTGAAGGATTTGATGACACAATGGTCGGTAATGAAATCGTATTTGAAAACTTTTTCACATCATATATTCCAAATCATTACAAGGGAGAATATATTCCGGATGATAGAAGAAAGTTTGTAAGAAATAGTGGAATCACAATAGATGACAATATAAAATACGATTTAACCAAATATGATATTCCAAGTAGTGTTACGCAAAGTATAGATGAAGGTGCTACACCTTGGTTTAATATTCCGTTTATGAATATAAATCCAGAAATTAATGTTAATAGATTTGCACTTTCAAACCCTACCAATAGACTTCAAGAAAACGGAGTGTTTACTCGTTTTATTGAAAAGGACAATCTTTCCAGTTTACCATTTTTACCAAGTTTAATCTGGCAAACAAATGACACCGGAGACAAACTAAATAGTGAAGAAGAATTTCACTATCCTTTTGCAGGAACTTTTCCTTATCAATACAATAAAAGTGATGACACAGATAATGTTGATTGGGCAGGAACTTTGGTAAATGGTAGTGGTCTTGCAGGATTTGAAAATTCTGGATTATCATCTTCTTTTGAAGGTGGATACAGAGTTAATATATTAAATACAGTTTACACCAGTAATCCAACTAATGTAATTCGTTCTGGTGGAAACTTAGCAATATCTCACTTAGATTGGGTTTCAGAAATTACTGAAGTTCTTGATGAAAGAACTATTAAAATAAGTAAACAAAGAAGTATAAAAGAACAATATTATAAACTTAGAGAATTAGGTTTTAAAATATTTAGAATTGGTAATCAAGATTATAATCCCGGTTCTATAACAAATTTAGACTTTTCAAAATTGTATTGTGAAAACTTTTATGTTAAAGATGAAAAACAAGATATACAAGAATTTACAACTTATTTACAAACCAGTAATAACTTTTACTTGGTTACTAATTTTAAAAAATATAGTGAACAAAATGGTGGTCAATATGCCGTTAAACTACAACAACCACTACGACCAGATATATATTCAATAGAAGACACTACAAATCCTAAAACTCATTTTCAACTGGTTCGAGAAGAAATAAATGATTATGAAGATAGAGTTTCATTAGTTCCAAAACAACAGGTTAATGACACATTTTTATATCCGGCAAACTTTGACGGAAGTTCTACTGAAATAATCCAACGACCAACAGAATTTAAAAGTCATAATACATTGTTGGGTTCTGATGATGAACAAAATAGACAACTTGAAAACCTTTTAGTTAGTGGTAGTTTATTAGATGTTAAACTAAATATAGATTACCAAAAAAGAACAACAGACCCCGTAACAGATGTTGATGATACTGGATTTGGGAACTTTGTGTTCTTTTCAAATGCAGAATCAAGACTTAGAAACTTTAGAAAAAAACTAAAATTAATAGAAGACTACACCACAGAAAGTGCGTCATTAGTCAGTATTACAAATGGTAGTGGTGATTTAGAAAAAGTTGTTAAAAAACGACAAAGAGTAAAAGATTCATTTTCACCATACGAACATTTTTTATATTATGAAAGTTCATCATATCAAAGTTCTTCATTAGGAGAGTTTCACGATACAAGTTGGCCAAAAACCAATTCATCAAAACCATATACATTAGCATCAACAGGTAGTGCAACTGCAATTACTTGGTTTGATAATATGATTTTAAGTGCGTCGTCATACGATTATAACAATCCTAATTCACTAAGAAACACATTACCAGACCACGTTAATCAAGATAGTCAAAACAATGTATTCTTAGAATTTATGGATATGGTTGGAGAACAATTTGATGAAACTTGGTCATATATAAAATCATTAACCGATATAAACTTTAGAGTTAACAATGTTGCCGAAGGTATTTCAAAAGACATTACAAAACATTACGGAGAAGCATTAGGAATAAAGTTATTCAATGGTAATGATTTGGTTGATATATCCGAATACTTGTTGGGAGAGAATACTGACGGGTCTTCTAAAAATGAAACGGCAGGAGAAGCATTAACAGAAGAAATCTGGAAAAGAATTTTAGCAAACTTACCTTTCTTTATGAAAACAAAAGGAACGGAACGAGCATTAAAAGGAATTATAAATTGTTATGGAATACCAAGTTCTATATTACGAGTTCGTGAATATGGTGGGCCAGATAAAGGAACAAGAGTAAGTTATGAAATCAAAAGAAAGTTTACAAGAGCATTAGATTTTAGAGGTTCTCAATACATTAAAAATAGTTGGGAAAATGTCAATAGTTTAAAACCACAGACTATTGAATTTAGATTTAGAACACCTTCACAATCTAATCAAACTATACTTCATAAAGATGATTTATTTGCTATTCAACTTATCAATAGTGAGTCAACCGAATATGGAGATTTAAGATTTACTCTTTCTGGTTCTCAAGGGTATCAATATTTAGATACACCTAAATACAAGTTCTTTAATAATGAAATGTGGTCAGTGATGTTGACAAGAAAATTAGCAACAGGAGCGCAAATTACTGATGACACCAGCACAAATGAATTTGAATATGAGTTAACCGCAAAACAATATGATTCCACCAGACAAAGAATTATATTTTCAACCAGTGCAAGTATTGATATTGATGGTAGTGTTTCTCAATCTTACAATCAATCATTTAGACAAACTGGTAATATTGTTTTAGGTAATAGTGGTAGTTATTGGACAGGAACTTTCAGTGGTTCGTTAATGGAATTTAGATTATGGAATGAACCTTTAAGTGAAAGTGTATTTGATAATCACGTTAGAACACCAAAAGCATACAATGGAAACACAACCGAGTCAAGTTATAACGCGGTATTGTATAGATTACCATTAGACGACAATAGAAATCTACAAACCAATCCAACCGCATCAACCGTTCAATACTTGACAACTTATGATAATTATAGTGGTGTTAGTGGTAGTGATGTAAACGGATTCACAGGAAACTTTTACAGAACATTAGTAGACCAAGAAAAAATGAAAGTTCCTAATGTTGCCATTAGAAGAAATGCAACTAAGATTAGATTAGAAAACAATAGTAAACCTGCAACTTCTACATTGAACAGAATGCATAGTGTTGAAACTTCACCACAAGATGAAGCACCAATCGACACAAATAAACTTGGAGTTTACTTTTCACCAACTGATGTAATCAATGAAGATATTATTTACAGTGTTGCTGATTTTAATTTTGATGACTTAATCGGAGACCCAAGAGATGAATTTGAAAATAACTATCGTGGACTTCGAGGATTAAGACACACATATTTTAAACGATACACTGGTAAAAGAAATAATTTTTTTGACTATTTAAGAATCTTAAATTTTTATGATGATAGTATTTTTCAAGTATTGAAACAATTTGTTCCGGCAAGAGCACAAGCAACATTTGGAAATTTAATTGAACCAAATATATTGGAACGAAACAAACAATTTAAAAGAAAACCACAACAAACTCAACCTTACTTTGAAAATGCAGATGACTTCGAACAAGGTATTAGAGTTTCACATTTTATAAGTGGTTCAAACAACAATACTATTAGACCTTTCGGTGAATTTCCATATCACGAAGGAACACTTAATTATTATAGTGACCCAATATATAGAGGGTTGGTTTACAACACATTAGTTCATATCAATGAAATCAATCCAAGAGATATTGACTCAGTTACTTATGCAACAGGAAGTGTTACAAAAGGAGAAACAGAAGTAGAATTTAGAGAAACCGTTCAACCTAATTTAATGAACAACAGAATATCTTTGTATAATAAAGTTAGAAAATTTTACTATACTTCTTCATTATCAGTGGCAACTGCAAATGGATATGGACACATACCTGCAAATGTAGATGGTCTTTACAGATGGAGTTCTTCATTAGAACCAACAGATGTTCAAGCATGGTATCAAGATACTATTAGTGAAAGATTATTTTTCAAAGGAACACAATTAAGAAGTAGCACAGCAGTATCAACAGATGGAACTTTTGACGAAAGTGATTCACCAGTTCTAATAACATTTACAAATCCAACTAAGTTGACAACACAACAACCAGGAGAATCAAGATTAAAAACAGACTAATAAAATTTAACTTTCTTATATTTATTACTGAAAAAGAATAGTTATATTTATTATCACAGGAGTAAAATAAAATGGGATTTTTAGACAACACAAGTATAACAGTAGACGCAGTTTTAACAAAAAAAGGTCGTGAAAAATTAGCACGAGACGGAAACTTCGTAGTATCTCACTATGCATTCGCAGACGATGATATTGATTATCGTTTATATGATACAGCACATCCAAACGGTTCATCTTATTATGGTGCCGTTTTAGAAAACATGCCGGTATTAGAAGCATTCACTGATGAAACTCAAGTGATGAGATATAAATTATTTACAGCACCAAAAGATTTACCAAAACTAGCAACCGTTAGTGTTCCAGGTTTTACTGCAAATCAAACTATTACAATAAAGTTTGGTGATTCAGGAGTAACCCTTACACCAAATACCGATACATTTAGTGACGACACATTTAACTTTACATTGTTAAACATAGATGTTGCAACAATGACAGACGAAGACGGTCAAACTGGTTCAAGAGTAAGAGAAGGTCGTAGTCAAGTCATTAGAGGTAAAAAACAAGTTATCATTACGGCAACCGATACTACTCAACAAACTATCAAAAAGACAGTTGTGTTTATAGCATCACAAAATATGGGTGCAAGTATCGCATTTATAATTGACAACACAACAGGAACATCATAGGAGTAATATATAATGGCACATTTACCTTTATTAAGTATTGAAAATTTAGTAGCAAATCCAGGAATTGATGGAGATATGCTATCCGCCATACGTTCAACGATTGGTGCTAAATCTCAAATAGAGTTTTTCGAAGATGATTTATTTGGAGCTGGTGGTCAATGGTTAGGAGCCGGTATTGGAACAACAGCAGCAGATAGAATAGAATCTTTAGGACTAGCAGTTAGGGCATATAATGTATTTGCAAACTCTCAACACTCCAACACTACAGCAACTACAACCACACCAGCAGAATTTGGTAATATATACAAACCATTTTTACCAGGTGATACATCAGAGGTTGAAAGAGTAACCGTAACATCGGGATTATTTTCAAATGGTGCTGGAACTCTTACAGATTTAGAATACACTTCATCTACATTAGGTGATACATCAGCATCTTATGTTGAAGTATATGATAAAAATATAGATTCAGATAATACAGCACAAGTTCAATTTAGTCTTGGGTATGCACACATTGACGGAAGTGGTTCCATTGGAAACACCACTAAAACAACTGCTGGAAACAGAGAAACCGCAGCACTTTATAGACAATTTTCAAATGTAATTTTACCACCAGGAACTGATAGATTTACATTTACATCAAATCCAGCAACATCAGGGTCTGGATATAAAGACTTTTATTTCTTAGCATTCAATAGAGCACAAATGAGAGAAAAAGTTGACCCAGGTAATTGGGAATTAAGAATCAAGGGTTCAACAAGAACCGTAAGATTAATTGACGATAGTGGTGCAACATCAAATCCAACCATAAGTCAAGCAGGTAGAGTTTACAATATTGTTTCTGGTTCTATCGCAACTGGAACAGCAGTTATCGAAACAACAGCAGCAAATGAAACAACTGACGGAGCACCAGGATTATTTTATCCTGACTTGGGTCTTTTAATAATGAATAGAGATTGGTTAGTTACTAACGCAGGTGGAGTTGGAAATCTTCTTCCAACATTTTCATCAAATACTTTTGACAATCAAGCATCAAAATTCTATAATGCAGTTAGTGGTGGACTTTATGTAGCAGCTCGTAGAGAAGAAGAAATTAGTTCAGTTAGTTATTTTTGTAGAGCACTAAATACTGAATTTAATTATAGTTCAAATCCTACATACGCATCATCAAGTGGAGATACCACTGGATTATATACGGTTCCTTCATTTAAATCAAATCCAAGAAGTTACATAACTTCCGTAGGACTTTACGCAGAAGACGGAGATTTGGTAGCAGTAGCGAAATTAAGTCAACCACAATTAAAATCTTTCTCAAGGGAAGCAGTAATTAAAGTTAAGTTAGACTACTAAGGAGTTCCAAATGTTTAAGACTCTTGAATTGTCTGACCAAACCCGAAGAACATTTCTCACTCATAAGAATTTTCGTTGGAACAACAATGATAGTGGAAGTAGTATTTTTTCCATAAAGACTCGTTCAGGTTCTACTTGGAATTATGTAAGTTCATCAGATGTAATCACAACCATAACAACAGGTTCAATATCAACAAATTATTTTGCTATACCAAGTTGGAACTTTATCAATACACGATATTATAGTTTCTTTGATTTAAGTGGTAAAGATATTTCTTATCAAGCAGCAGCACTAACAACCATTAATCCAAATCAACAATCAAGAAGTTTATTTGAATCGGCATCTATATTCAGTATAGAAAAAGATGTTATCGGTGATAGAATAAAACCAGGTTCCGTTAGATTATCCGATACATCAAATTCAGATACTTGGGATATTCGTGATGACGGAGATGGAAATCTTTACGATTACGCTCACTCAGCAAGTTATGCAGCACACAAGTCAAGTTCATTTGATATGACTGAGGGTATTGATTCAAATGGAAGTGGTAGTGTTATTGGTAATGTATTTTATTCCGACGGACTACTTGTTGTTAATCAATCAGGTTCATATAAAGATGTGGGATTTGGAACCGGTTGGACTATTCGTTATCAATCTACACATTATGCAAATGAATATGAATACATACTTAGAGCACCAGCAGGTGAGTTCAATATGTCATCAAATCAAAGTATTACAAAAGCAAAATCTGGTAGTATAGAATTAAACTTTTCATCATTGGCATCAGCAACCGATATAGAAAAAGATTACTTATATTCAAACTTCCCACCTTCAGACCAACCAAGTGGACAAGGAACCGGAAGTTATTCAACTACTTATAAAGCAGCATCACACTCAATAGATAACATTACTGGTTCAGAATGGTATCCTTATGTAACACAAATTGGACTATATGATGTATACGGAGACTTGGTTGCAGTAGCAAAACCAGGACAACCAGTAAAACTAAATCAAACCTTAGACACTACATTTGTAGTTCGTTTCGATAAATAATCTTTTAAGTTCTTATATTTATTATTGACAAAAACTCAACGGAGAACACAATGTTTCATTTAATGAAAAAAATGGTTATGTCAATTGTTATGTTTGGTCTTGTCTTTGGACAATCCCCAATCATACGAGTAAAACAAATAGGTAGTTGGGATTCACCACAAACTTGGTGGAAAGATTCCGTTACACAAAATTTAGATACTTTTTTAGCACAAGATACATCTAATCCAGCATTCGATAATAATAACTTCGATATCTGGAGAGATAAAGTTTTGGAAATGGAAGTTACCTTAGATGATGTAGGGGAAGATATTA